CTTCAAATGTTCCTGACTCTTCTAGTAAATCAACTTTGTATCCTGGAGACAATTGTTTTCTACCTCTACCTACAGCCTTTATTGCATCATCATGAGTGATACTGAAATCAGCATAAAGAGCATCATCTTTAAATGTTGTATCCCCCACCGCTCCAACATTCCTAAACTTAGCAGTACTTTTAGTTACTACTATTTCCCGTGGATGAGTATTCGTAACAGGCTTAAGTTTTATAGAAGCCTTGGAGTCGTTATTGCTCAGAGTCTCCTCGTCTACTAACTCACTTTGGATACTACCATCCTTTAGCACATAATCCATTACCCCTACCTTTGCAATAGGAGCATTTACCATTAGAAAGCCTTCGTCTGTTTTACTCACTGTTCCAAGCGGCAATTTGTCGCATCTAAACACACTCATACTATGCACCCACACTCTTTTTATATGTTATCTCAGTATTAAAAGCGTACATTCTCCAGTCGATACAAATGATTTTATAAAAATCCCCAAAAAAAAAGGAGCCACAAAAGATGTAATAATCTCTTGCGGCTCCATAATTTAACTAAATAATGGTGTACCATTAAATCTTGTATTTAAAGCTGCCTGTTCGGCAGTCAACTCTTATAGTATAATTACGTGCAACACAAAAAGCTACTGTTTTTTTTAAATATTATTTTTCCTCACTTCTTTATTGATTCATGTCTGACTATTTTAACATCAGTGTTCGTTACTCCTCCACTGGTGCAATTCACATCAAATACAATATGACCTGTAAATCTGTTTTGAGACTTAAGTTCTTTTGTTACGATTCTTCTAATATCATTAAGAAGTGTTGCAACGTGGATATTTTGTTTTTGTGTCAATTCCATGCCATGCCCTTTTTATATAATTAAATCTAAATCTTTTACTGAAGAAAAATCTGGAGAAGCTGAACATCTACAATTTATAGGTTCACCTGGATGCGCTTCTACTCCATTTATACCTGACCGTGAATGCTGCTTATTATCAAGCCCTATATATACTGTGCTGTTATGCCAAACGCAGATACGACTTTCCATATTTTCATGCTTTCTACGAACTCTATCATCTCTTGCCGTTTCCCATATATATTTTGTAACGCCAAAATCAGTTTGTCTTAGTTGTTGCAATTGGCCATTAAACTTGTTCACCTGGTCAGTTGCGATCAACTTTGCCCTGTTTCTTATGGCTGCAAACACACTGGCAGCAACAATAAGATCCCTTTTAATGTCTTCGTGCTTCTTACCTTCTTTGACACCTCTTAGAATGGTGTTGTTGATATCTTGTATTGTATCACCTTTTAACTTCTCGATAAGAGCGAAGTTTTCTTCTATAAAAGCTTTGGTGTTTTCCTGATTCCACTTCTCCCTATTAGAGTAATCTACACCTAGAGAACCTTTTATAATCTTTTTCCATTGCTTATTATTAAATATGTTCACCTTATTAGCTACATCTCTAATAGTCTTTTTCGTGGGAACAATAGAAGCTATCTTATCACTAAACTTTTTAACCGCACTTTTTACTGAATCAGTCCAGCCATCATGGTGGTCTATTGAATCACTAATAATATTAGTACCAATAGAATTCTTATCTCTGTTCGCTTCAGCTATAATTAATGGTAACTGTGGTATGATTATCTTGTTCGCTTCATCTTTCCACTGCCTAACCATACCTATCAATATTCTCTTATATTCTTTTGATGCAGTTGAAGGAAATAGCCACTTTTGAGGTTTTTTAATCGTCGCCAAGGCCAAATATCCATTTAAAGAGTTTATATAATGAACTTTCTTTTTTGCTTTCTTCGCTACTCATCATCACCCCCAATAGTGTTATAAGTTTAAAAATGATCATCAGATAAGGTGATGTCAGGGTTACCTATAAATCTAGATGCTGCCACTTCATCGGGCTCTAGAACTTGTCGATCAATATATAAAGAATCAGCCTCAGCATTTGTTTTGTAGTTATTAGCTTTTTGTTCGTTGGTCTCTTGCCATAGGGAGTTAAATGTAATTGTTTTATTCAAGTCTACCACTCCACCAGTTGGACCATCTTTTGATAATTGTATTAACATGCATATACGAGAAATAGGATCAAGAAGTTTTTCTGATTGAATAGATTCTACATCATCATACCACAACCTAAGCTCATTATCATTGTTGGAATTTAATCCTTTACCTGAACGGCTAAATAGCTTGATAGGAGGGACACCACTAGCCACAGAAACAGAGTCTTCCAGTTTTTCAAGTGTTTCTTGGAATCCTGTTAATGAAGTGCTCAACCGCTCTATAGATTCGTTACTATCTGCATCAATAGCGTAAGCATTAAGAGAGTGTTTTGACATAGAAAGGAGATCTAACCTTTTTACTACCTCATCCTCCCCGCCTGGCATTTTCATGTGTTGAAACAATCCTGCCATTTTTAGAACAGTAATAACATATTCTTGAAGAGTATCACTTGCAGCTGAGTAGCCCTCATTTAATCCTGCTAACCTATCAAATACTTTTTGAAAAATAGATATGTGGAAATCACCGTTAGCGCTCCACGTGTCACCATCTGTTTCTATTCCCGATATCTCAATTACTCTTGATCGGTGTGCTTCAAAAGACTGCCCATTGGCCGGAGTAATAGTGTAAAACTCCTGTTCTTCGAAATTGTCACTTACAGGATCGGTATTACGAAGAGTAATATCTTTACAAACTTGATTCTTATTATATGCTCTAAGAAACCTAACTGACCTTAAATTGTTCTCATTTAATGGCTCTCGTGGATCTACAGCTCCGTCATCAGCACCAATGTAAATTACACCTGCACCAGTAGAATAAGCCCACTTTACAGCATCTTTTATTATTTTTTGCGTATTGATGGAATCCATAGCCTTAAGGATCTCGTCTTTGACGTCATCATTAATCGTTACCCATCTACGGGTACTATCTCCAGCATATGCATCAACAATCTTAGCACCTATACCATCACCATTATAAATATCAAGGTTCATCTTATCAGAGAAGAGGCCAGTCCATACAAAAGAAGTATGCGTATTCCTATCTTGAGTTGTCCCTCTCTTTGTGATCATATTTATAAAGCCATCAAGTTTATCTCTCATTGTCCCCATATTAAAACATCTCCGAATATTTTATGACTGGTTTAATTCCTACATAAGTACTAAAGAAATATCTTTCAGCGTCTTTGCAGTGATCATTAATTTTTATAGGAGCGTCAATACCTGTTTTCTCAGCCTTCTTCTTATCCCAACTATATTGAGCGTATTCTGTAATTGTATTGATACACCTTTTATTAATATAATACTTACCATCTGAAATCATACGAGATTGTAATCTTATACCATCATCCACGGAATTATCTGCAGCGATAACCGCATAACCACGGCCCCTTAATTCTGCTATAAATGATGCTGCCGAAGGATCGACGTATACCACAGGGTATGTATAGTTAGTAAATGTATCCATATCATCGGCATACTGTGAGTCTGTTTTTTGGAAGTTGCCTTTTTTTACTTCATCCCTGCCACAATAATAATATTCGTCATCGCAATAGTAAGTAACCTCTCTAGTCCGTGGTGCAAAGGCTATACCCATTTTCAAGAATACACAAGGGTTTTGTGTACCATAATCAACCGTAACATAGTAATCTTGTAATGTTGGCCTGTCATCCGTCCAATATGTATGTTCTTCTTCGATGAATACTGTATATATCAACCCTTCAGCAATAGCCCACTTGCCTAGTATATACCTATCGTAGAATACTCCGCTCCATTGAGTTTTATATTCATCTATAACTCTTCTAGAAAGAGAAGCATTATCTGTAAGATTGTAATGAAATCTCTGGAAAAGTCTGTATCCATCCTCTTGGACCTTATACTTTTCCTCATCATCAATAAACCGCTTCTTGACAAAGTGAAAAGGACTATCTGGATTAAGTGTCCATATCGCTTTAGAGAAGTCTAATGACATTCTAGATATTGCCATATCAATAAAAGATTCTGCGTGCCTTGTTACTTCGTCTGCATACCAAAAACCGAAAGTAGAACCTTGGATCTGTTTGTAATCTGCTTCTGTCCCACCACCACGTATATAAAACTTCTTCCCTGCCAATCCACGCCAATTGATCTTAAGATATTCGTCCTTGTCAGTCTTAACTGTTCTGAATATTCCACTGTTGTTAGGATCAATTAAAGTTTTCCATTCCGCCAACACATTACGAGCTACTGAACTTATGGTGTATCCGCTTATCATAACATCACAATCTGGAATACTCTGAATATGCTTAATAGCTAAAGCATTAGCAGTATAACTCTTGCTTGACCGAACAGCGCCTTCTAAAATAGTATACTTTGCAAGATGGAATGATCTCCAAACCTCTTTACTTTTCTTAGAAGGCTTATATATTTTCTTTTTAGTCTTCATCATCGTGCAAACCATCTACTACATCGAATTCAGTCTGTTCCTTGTCATCGCTAACAGCACGATTGACACCGTTTAATGCATCTCTCACATCGGCCTCCCCAAGTACTTTACAAATAGCAATTTGGGCTGTAGCTGATTCGTTGGCCTTCATACGTTGAAATGCGGCTGTGAATTCTGTAGCCCTACTCTTTCGTAAAGCATTTTTTATAGAGTCCATTTCATTCAACTTATATTTAAAAAGGGTTGTCTTAGAACAAGGCACAAAACCACTCACTTGCTCATAAGTCCACAATTTATGTTTCTCTATTGCTTTTAG